ATTCAAAACCATGAATACCAAGACATTTAAGGCTTTGAGCGCCAAAGGACTTGAAGAGGTAAAGCCGATCTATTGGGCGCAATGCCAGATCGGGATGCACTTGGTCGGGCTGGAGCGATGCTATTTCTTTGCCGTGTGCAAAGAGACGGATGCCATATACGGCGAGCGCATTAAGTATGATGCGTCCTATGCGATGCAGCTTGTGGCCAAGGCGGAAAATATTGTGTTTGCAGAAGAGCCGCCTGCCAAACTAACAGAAGAGGCAAGTGATTGGCGGTGTAAATTTTGCTCCTATTGGGCGGTGTGTCACGGCTGTAAAATTCCAGAGGTTTCCTGCCGCACCTGCGCTCGTGTTACGCCTGAAAGAGATGGCACATGGACATGCGCTAAGGGGTGGAAAACAGACGGGCCATGCGATGACCATTTGTATATCCCCAAGATTATGCCGAAAGATTTAACCGTGCATGATGCTGGGCCAGATTTTGTTGAATACATGGATGTGGATACGGGCGAGGTGCTGCGCAATCAAGGCAACAGCCAAGAGATATTTGAGGGGAGAATGAAGTGATTAGTCCTATAAAAAAAGACGTGACAATAGGCGATTGCCGCTTGATCCTTGGCGATTGCCTTGAGGTGATGCTGCTGCTGGGGAAGGTGGATGCGGTCGTTACTGATCCGCCTTATGGGATTGGCGAAGGCAACGTCAAGGGCCAGTCGCGGGGCAAGATGGCAGCTCCAAGGCAATACGCTGGGTCTGACGGCTGGGACGAGACCCCCGCCAGTTTGCGCCACATTGAAACGATGCGCGCGGCATCAACGAACCAAATCATTTTTGGAGGAAACTATTTTGAAGGGTTAGGACCAACTTCATGTTGGCTGATCTGGGACAAGCAAAACGGTGATAACGACTTTGCAGATTGCGAACTGGCATGGACAAACCTGCCTAAAGCCGTGCGCCGTATTTATTGGCGGTGGCATGGTATGATCCGCAAGGGCAACGATGTGCGAGAACACCCGACACAAAAGCCCGTTGGTGTAATGGAATGGTGCATCAATCACCTGCCCGACAACGCCCAGATTATCCTAGACCCCTTCATGGGCAGCGGAACAACGCTTGTCGCTTGCGCAAAGCTGGGCCGCAAAGGTATCGGAATTGAGCTAGACCCTGAGTATTTCGAGATAGCCTGTGAGCGCGTGCAAAAAGCATATGACCAACCTGACCTATTTGTAGAGCCGCCTAAGCTCGCGCCAACGCAAGAGGGGTTTGATTTATAATGCTGACCAATAAAACAGGACGCCCCCGCAAATATTTCTTTGCCGAGATGTCGGTTGGAGATGAGCAGTTTCACGCGGCGGGGGAACGATCAATCGTTGCCCACGAAAACCTTATAATTGCAGCGGCGGCGGGGCAGGTCGGCACGTATGGTAAATTCAAAACAAAGCGCGTGCAAAAAGGCGGGAAGCTTGGCGTAACAATTCGGAGGGTTTCAGAATGACATTTGAGCTTAGAGATTACCAGCGCGCGGCCATTGACGCGACCTATCAATATTGGGCCGATCAGCGGGGAGATAATCCTTTGATTGTAGCGCCCACGGGGGCAGGCAAGACGGCTATCATTGCCCAGCTTGTAAAAGACGCCATGTCTTTTTCTGGCACGCGCGTTTTGATGCTGACGCACGTTAAAGAGCTTTTGGAGCAGGGAGCGCAAGGCTTGCTTCGGATGTATCCACAAGCGGAGTTCGGTTTTTATAGCGCCAGCATTGGTCAAAAGCGGCTAGACAAGCCGATCACGTTTGCGGGCATCCAGAGCGTCTGGAAGATGGCTTACGAGATGATCCCACCGCCCGATTTGGTTCTTATTGATGAAGCTCATATGTTGCCTCGCAATGCTGATACGCGCTACGGAAAATTTGTGGCCGATCTAAAACTATGCAATCCAGCCGTTAAGATTGTGGGCCTGACTGCCACGCCGTATCGCTTGGACAGCGGCGAGCTTCACAAAGGCAAAGGCGCAATTTTTGACGGCATTGCATATGACATTCCCGTTGGGATGCTTATGGATCAAGGTTATTTGTCGCCTGTCATATCCAAGGGCGGTTTAAAGCAGATCGACCTCACCAACGTCAAAAAGCGGGGCGGGGAGTTTGTTGAGGCAGACCTTGCGGCTGCGGCATCTGATCCTGAGCTTGTAGCGGCCACAGTGGCCGAGATTGTCGAGCTTGGAGCGGATCGCAAAAGCTGGCTTTTGTTTTCGTCGGGTGTGGCTCACGCTGAGATGCTGGCGGAAGGCGTCAGAGGGCATGGGATTAGCTGCGATGTGGTGACAGGCGCGGATCCAGCCAAAGAACGGGCAGGCAAGATTGAGCGGTTTAAGGCAGGCCAGACACGGTGCTTGGTGAATTGCAACGTGCTCACGACAGGCTTTGATGCGCCAAGCGTTGATTTGGTGGCTTTGGTTAGAGCAACCGAAAGCACGGGGCTTTACGTTCAGATGGTCGGTAGAGGCACGCGCTTGGCGGATGGCAAGGAGAATTGCCTGATCTTGGATTATGGCCAGAATGTGCAGCGACATGGCTTTATAGATCAGGTGAAGCCCAAGAAAGCGGGCGGCAGTGGGGATGGGGAAGCGCCTGCAAAAGAATGCCCGAATTGCCAGCACATGCTTCCAACGGCCACGCGCGTTTGCCCTGAGTGCAATCATGAGTTCCCCGCGCCAGAGTTAAACCACGCTCAAAAAAGCTATGGCGGAGCGATGCTATCATCGCAGGTTCAAATGGAATGGCTTGATGTTGACGATGTGTTTTACCAGCGCTGGGAAGGCAAAGCAGGCAAGCGCGATACTTTGCGGGTCACATATGATTGCGGCGTTATGCGAGTGAGCGAATGGCTATGTCCAGATCACGGCGGATATGCGGCAGAACGATATAGAGCAAGACTGCCCTCTTTAGGTGGTCAAGCTTTAACCCTCGATGATGCTATTCTTGAGGCGAATGATTGGGTTAAGCCCAGCCGCATTCGGGTAAAGCCTGACGGTAAATACCACCAGATTGTGCAATTTGACTACACGCAAAAGGAATTAAGCTATGCCGAAAAAGCCGCGCAAGACCACCACGAGGCAATCCTTGCAGAATTTGAAGGCGAAATTCCCTTCTGAGCACCAAGAGCAGGTGGGCTTTGTGAATTGGTTTAGGGCGCGCTTTGCGGGCGTCCTAATCTTTGCAACCCCGAACGGCGAAAAGCGGGCCATCACGGTTGCCAAGAGGCTCAAGGCAGAAGGGGTTGTGCGCGGCATTCCTGATTTGTTCATTCCCGAATGGTGCTTGTGGGTTGAGATGAAGCGCGTTCAAGGCGGTCGCCTTTCCCCAGAGCAAAAGAATATGATTGGCTATCTGGAAAGCATTGGCCAGACGGTGCTGGTCGGAAAGGGGGCCAAGCACGCGTCCGAACTTGTTTTGAAATATATTCAAGAAAAAGGTTTACATAGTTTCAAATAGGGAATACAAAGACTGTGTAGAAACAAACCAACCAAGGAGAACTAACATGCAAGAAATCCTCATCACCAACTATCACCCAGACGGCTTCGCCTTTGCTTTAACTGAGGCAGGCGAGCAGGTATTCATCCCGCCATATGCCATCGACGGGGCAGAGCTTCAGCGCGGCAAGCGCTATCAGGCTGTGCTGATCGAGAACCATAAAGAGCACCAGCGGGAGCGCACGCCGTGGATGGCTGTGAGCGTGATTGGCGACACACCAGCGCCAGCGGCGGAGCCAGTGAAAGGCCCATACGAGACGCCGCTGACGGCGGAGGAGCTTGACGAAGCCGTTCACGAAATGATCCGCGAGAGCGGACTCGTCACCAGTGGCGAGCTTGCAGAGCACCTTGATGTAACCACAACAACGGCAGGCAACTCGGCCACGCGCCTCTTCAATGCTGGCAAGATCAGCAAGGCGGATGTGTATGCCAAGGTCGGCCAGTCGCGCCCATCCTTCATTCTGTGGGCGTCAAGAGCCTCAGACTTCTTGGAGGAAATCGTATGACCCACACACAGAAAATAATCCAAGACATCAAGCACCACGGGATCATCACGGCAGCGGCCATTCACAGGCTAGACATCGACACGCTGCTCTGGCTGGAGAAGAAGGAGGCGGGCAAATGATCACCACGGCAGCATGTCTCGCAATGGCAATTTACCACGAGGGCAGATCAACTTCACATCAGAGCCAGCTCGCAATCAGTGAGACGGTGATCAACCGCGCAGCGCACCCCGACTTCCCCAGCACTGTCTGCGAGGTCGTTAAGCAGCCCAGCCGCCGCCCCGTGACGCGACCAG